ATGATTGAAGTGAAGGGCTTAAACAAGCAGTTTGCTGCCAACGTTGTTTACAATGATTACAATAAGGTGTTTAGCAGCCAAAAAGTGTGTATTGATGCACCCAATGGTCAAGGTAAAACAACGTTGTTGATGATGTTGGCAGAGCTCGAAACGCGCCAAAGTGGGCAGATTTTATTTTCTAAAAAAGCATTAACCGAACCACATAAACAAGTTGCTATAGCCTCAGACTGTATTGCTTTACCTGACTTTCTTACGGCAAAGCAAATTATTAACTTGTCCGTGAATACGCTGGGTTGTGATTGGCCAACGACAATAATAAATGGGTTTAATTTCAATGAATTTTTAAATACTTGTTTTGATGCGCTATCGTCAGGTAATCAAAAGAAATGCCAGTTAATTTTAGCGCTTATGCGTGATGCACCTTATTTACTTCTAGACGAACCCAGCGCAGCACTTGATCAAGCCAGTATTCAGTATTTATTAGTACTGCTTGATGAATATCTAATAGATAAGCCAAATGGGCAAATAGTCATCACCTGCCATGAACCAGCGCCATTTATTGAGCGTGGCTTTGAGTGTATACCGTTATGATTGCAAATTTAAAACAATCAATCGGGCAATATCGCTCTTTTATGGATTATCGTTATAAGGCTTACAAAACTGAACTCACGCAATTATTGTTACAACTAAAAAGCTTTGGGTTGTTATTTTTAGTGGTGTTAGGCTCGTCAGTGTTGGGTTTGATATTGCTACTTTTTTTAGGCCTTGGAAAAATTATAGACAGCAGCGCAGCACCCCAATACGGTGCACAAATGGCTTTATTTTATTTGTTACTACAAAGTGTGATGCTCAGCGCAATGAAGTCAGCAATTAAAAATAGTAACCAGCGGTTATTTCAGCAAACTATTGCACGATCAGTTTGGTTATATTTAGTCGATATTAAACTATTAACGCTCAGTAATGCATGGCTTATAGCCAGTGTATTAATTGCGCTAGATTTAACACTGTCACAATGGGTTAAAGTACCGCATTTTATTGTATTTATGTTGCTGCAGTTTAGCTTGGGCGTTTTGTGTTTATACAAACCCAGCGAACTGGTATATGGTTTTTTATTTAGCACGATATTAGTGTGTGTTCCTATTCATATGCAGCCGCTCACTTATCATATGGGCTTTGCTTTATTGTTTGCGCTGAGCCTTTTTGTCCCCGTGGTTAATGTTAACAGGCGTATTGCAGTAAGTTCATTATTGGGCTTTTGGTTTTGTTATTTATTAAACCATTGTTGGACACTTGTTTGGCGCGTGTCGTTACTTTTATGTGTATTCATGGCATCAGCTGCGCTAATAAACGAACGTGCTGATTTAGTACCTATACTTGTGATATTAGCCATGGCTTTTATTGTACTCTTTAGTAGTTCATTGCAATTTGATTGCGGTAGGGTGTATGAGCAGTATCGATTATTTTTTAAAACATGCGAGCAAGAACGCGCCTTTTATATTAGCCAGTTTTTACCTAGCATATTGCTGTTTTTATTATCCACAATAAGTTATAGCGTTATTTTTGGTTACACTCATATTGTATTATTTGTCATTGGAAATATGTGGTGTGTATTACAGGTTTACCTTGCACAAAAAAAACCAGCGCATTATGCGCTGGTTTGGCTAATTTCAACAGGGTTGCTGCTAGCTTTACTAAATTAGTTAAGCGGCATCTGCCTTTTTAGATTTAGCTTTGCTATTACGCGCTGCTTTGCCGGCAAGTAAATCGGCAGGGTCAAAGTCGTCAACGTTAATAACGTCTAAGCGAGCTTGCTCAACAGCTGCTAACTTATCAGCTTCAGCTTGGCTTAAAATGCCGGCTTCTAAGCCCATTTGCGCCACTTTATCAAGTTGGAAGAATGGCAATTTAACGCCTTTCTCTTTACATACGCGTTCAAATAAAGGCTCTACCTCTAGTACGTCTTTAAGCGTTTGCTCTTGACGACCTACAAGGTTAAGCGGCTCGTTTGTAAGGTATACATAGCTTGCTAAACGATTACGCGTTTCGCTAGGCACTTGCAGTAATTGCGCTAGCTTATGCTCAAGTTTGTCGGTAGGTTTACGGACCGGGCGACCAAACGGGAATAACAATACTTTTAATACGCCACGAAGTGGTGCAGATGGCATATTGTTGATTAAATCAGCAAGCGCACGTTGACAGTGGTAAAGGTGATCCTGACAGCTCCACTGAACCAGTGCAAAATCTTCTTTTTTACGGCCTTCGTCGTTATAACGTTTAAGCGTTGCAGACACTAAGTAAAGGTAGCTTAATAAGTCACCTAAGCGTGCTGAAATACGTTCTTTACGTTTAAGTGAACCACCAAATACTGCCATACTTATATCAGACATAAGTGCAAGTGATGCACTAAAGCGTGACGCTATACGGTAAAACTCTGCCGTTTCGTCTTTGTACGGTACGCTAGTAAAGCGAGCGCCAGTAAGTGCAAGCCACTTAGTACGTACAAGGTTAGACATGGTAAAGCCAATGTGGCCCATTAGCGCTTTATCAAATACGTTAAGCGCTTCTTCGCGGTCTTCAATTTCACACGCACTTAGCTCGGTAAGTACAAATGGATGACAACGAATAGCACCTTGACCATAAATAATCATATTACGGGTCAAGATGTTTGCACCTTCAACGGTAATGGCAATAGGTGCACCTTGATAGCCACGACCTAAATAGTTATTTGGCCCAAGCATGATCCCTTTACCGCCTAGCACGTCCATTGCATGAATGGTCGACTCGCGCATTTGCTCAGTAAGGTGATATTTAATAATAGCTGAAACAACCGATGGTTTTTCACCTAAATCTACGGCCCCCGTAGACATGCTAACTGCTGCATCAGAGCTGTAAGCGTAACCTGCAAGTTTAGCCAGTGACTCTTCAACACCTTCCATTTTACCAATTGGTAAGCGAAACTGACGACGAATACGGCTGTATGCACCTGTTGCTGTTGCAATTGTTTTAATGCCACCGGCAGAGTTTGACGGCAATGTAATTGCACGGCCCACCGATAAACATTCAACCAGCATACGCCAGCCTTGGCCAGCCATTTCTGGGCCACCAATAATGTAATCCAGGGGTACAAATATGTCTTTACCGCGAGTAGGGCCATTTTGGAACGGCACATTAAGCGGGAAGTGACGGCGTCCAATTTCAACACCAGGCGTGTTAGTTGGAATAAGTGCACAGGTAATGCCCGGCTCTTTGTTGTCGCTTAGTAAACCATCTGGATCTTGTAGTTTAAAGGCAAGACCAAGTACAGTGGCCACAGGAGCAAGGGTAATGTAACGCTTGTTCCATGTAAGGCTTACACCCACCACTTCTTCGCCATTCCATTGCCCTTTACATACTACACCGTAGTCTGGAATTGAGCTTGCATCAGAACCTGCCTCTGGCGAAGTAAGAGCAAAACATGGAATTTCTTGACCACTTGCTAAACGCGGTAAGTAATGATTTTTTTGATCTTCAGTACCGTAGTGCTGTAATAACTCACCCGGGCCTAACGAGTTAGGTACACCAACAATTGACGAAAGCAACGTTGATTTACTGGTTAGTTTTTGCAGTACACACGATTGTGCAAATGCAGAGAATTCTAAGCCGCCGTATTCCTTTTTAATGATCATGGCAAAGAATTTATTATCTTTTAAATATTGCCATACGTCCTGAGGTAAATCAGTTAGCTCATGCGTAGCTTCCCAATCGTCCAACATACTACATACAACTTCAACAGGGCCGTCGATAAATGCCTGCTCTTCAATAGTAAGTTTTGGAACTGGATACTGGTGAAGCTTTTTCCAATCTGGGTTACCACAAAATAAATCAGCTTCCCACCAAGTTGTACCGGCATCAATAGCTGACTTTTCGGTGTCAGACATGCTCGGTGTAACTTTTTTGAAGACCTTGAAAATAGGCTTGATAATATATTGCTGACGAATGCCAGTAACAGAAAGAGGCACTGCGATGATTAAAAAAATCACCCAGCTAATTAAACCAAAAGCACCAGCAAAGGTACCAATTAATAATGTTGCGGCAGAAACACCAAGTGCTGTGTTCCAACTCGCTCTGTGGTAAAGCGCAATGCTGAGCAGTGCGATTAAACCGAGTGTAAATATGAGTGTCATTGCTAATTCCTTAATAGAGGTCAGACCACCTCGTTTAGAGTAGCGCTAGTAACGCTAAGTTTCAAGTACATTACTTAGATTAAAGTGTAGTTATCGGTACGATTATTACAATACGTTGTATGTTATACGAACAGTTTAACGGTAATGGTTTATTTTGGCTTATCATAAAAAATATAAGCGTTAAAAAAATCAATTAATCTAGTAGTAATATAAGTTTAATTAAGTAAATATACTTATGATGATCAGTGTACGCTTATTAAAAATAGAACGATATTCTATGTTTAGCTTTTTAAAGGTTTATTTATTTTATGTGTGAATTACTTGGCATGTCCGTTTTTTAGCATTTATGCTGTTTCAAGCTGTAGCAAAGCCCTTTAAGCATAAGGAATGTAAAGGCTAAAGCTGTTTATTTTGTCTCGTTCTGTTATTGTTATCTTTAGCTAAACTGATACCAAAACTGTGACCCGTGTGTTGGTCACAGTTTCAAAAGAGCAAAGATGAACTTTACAGACAAATCAATAAAAGCACTTAAAGCAAAAGAAAAACGCTACGTATTAACTGAGTCGGGCAATTATGGCGAGGGGCGCTTACAAATAAGAGTGAGTGAATCGGGCGCTGTAACGTTTCGGGTTCAGTATCACATAAACGGCAAGCGTAAAGTAATAGGCCTTGGTAATTACCCAATTGTTGACCTTAAAAAAGCGCGTAGTAAGCATGCAAAAATATCAGCATTGTTAAGTGACAATATCGACCCGCAAGAGCACCGCTTACAAAACGAAAAAGCCAAGTTTGAATCAGCAGCTAAAAAAACAATGCACCAAATGCTTGATGATTTTAACGTATACATAAGCACTCGCTGGGCAGCATCAACAATCGACCGCACCGAAAAACTAATAAAGCGAAACCTCACCCCATATATAGCACCCGACTTAATGCCCGACGAGTTCACAATAGATATGGCCCGCGACATTATTTACCGTGTTTATAACCGTGGCGCTAAAGAGCAAGCGCGACTGGTTCGCAGTGTACTAATGAGCATATTAAAATTTGCCATAGATTTTGATAACTCGCCAGAGCAATATAAAAAGCCAAACCTCTACGATATTAAAACAAACTTCATAAGAGACATTAATTTTGAAACACCCAAAAATAAAGGCGAACGCTGGCTAAACGAAGATGAGCTAAAAAAAGTATGGAATGCCGACGACCTACCTTATTACACCCACCAATACATAAAACTGGCATTATTACTTGGTGGGCAACGAGTAAATGAAGTTTACGGCTCTTGCGTTAGTGACTTTGACTTAAAAAGCAAAACATTCACCATTCCAGCCAGTAGAATAAAAGTACAACAGCGGGGCGATCACATAGTGCCACTATGCGATACCGCAATACCAATCATCAAAGAGTTAATGCAGCAAAGCGGTAAAGCAGGGCAAATGTTCCCGCATCGCGACAACCCAACAGCCACCGCACACGTATCAACATTAAGAATGGCAATATTAAGATGGTGCGAAAAGCACAGCATAAAGCCATTTAACCCACGCGACCTGCGCCGAACGTGTAAAACACTGATGGGTAAAGCGGGTATAAGTAAAGCCAATCGCGACATACTGCAGCAGCACCATAAGTTTGACGTATCAAGCGTGCACTACGACAGATACGACTACATGAAAGAAAAGCGCCAAAGTATAGAAGTGTGGGAGAGGTTTATAAAAGCAGTTATTTAAGACAGGGCAAGACGGTTTAAGTCTAAATTAACAGGTGAGTATTGACATAACCGCCAATAGCTTTATTATATTATAGTGCATACAAAATTATGCATACAGCATAAAAGGTTATCAAAACGGCATTAAGGAGCTTGTTATGGCTACCACGTCATTTGAAAAAAACTTTGTAGTAACAGACCAAAACGCAATTAAAGCGTTTAAAGAAAACTGCAAAAAAGCCCATAAAGTTACAACTAACAACCGTAACCATGAGGCAGATAGAGTAAAAGGAATAGCGTTATTAAGACAGCGGTTGTCCAGCTCTCAGAGCTAATAAAGGAGTTTGATGCACCCCAACTACATCAGCTCCTTTCTGGTTTTTGCAGTACAAAAAATACAGATGTTGAAGCATTCTTAACCGACCAAAACAAAGCAATTCGCCTTGAAAATTCCTCCAAATCACGCACCTATTTAATATTAAATGATGAAAGCGGTGAAATACTTGCCTATTTTTCATTGTCGATTAAAGAAGTATCTTTAAACCAAAATAACGAAACTAAAATAAGCAAAGGCCTGCGGAGAAAGCTTGATGGAATTTGTAAAAATAGTGAGCGTGTAAATGCCTACCTTATAGGTCAGATAGGTAAAAATGACTCAGTAATTGATAATCAAATAAACCTACCTTATATCCTTGAAGAAGCCTACACGATTATAGACAAAGCAAACCAGCTTGTGGGTGGCCGCGTAATAATACTAGAGTGCGAAAAAGCTGAAAAATTAGTATCGCTATATCAAGCCAATGGGTTTAATGTTCTTATTGATAATCCAGCCGAGCGGCTAATAACCATGTATATTTGCGTAGTTGATTCAATAAAACTGAGGGAAGAAGAATGAAAAGACAAGATGATTACGAGCCCGTTTAGTACGGGCTTTTTAATGCCTACAAATCAGCGGTATCATGCAAAGAATCTAAAAATAGCGTGGCGTTTACGGTTTGGTGAATAAAGCACTCGGAGCATACAAGCGTAAAAACAGGAACGTTAGCGGTGTCTATTTTATAGCTAGCAGAAAAGCAGTCTATGGGCAGTTCATGCACACCAATTAACGCGTTTTCATTACCCAAAAATTTAAGCTCGCCTGTTTTGCACACAGGGCAAATAGCCCCGTTAGTTATTTTATTAAAAAAAGGCGCGGCATGATCAGCATGCACCGCTAAATAATTATGTTGTTTACCCACGCTTAACTTGCCCAATCAATCTAGTTACTTCACCGCAGTATAGCATTAGCTGTATAAATACACAGGTTGTTAAAACCTGAACGAAAACTTAACCTGTATCTTTGCAACATTATGGAAAATATAAGGAAAGGGCATGATATTAAAAGTACTGGGCTGGTTTTTTGGAATAAGCTTTTTAGTTAGCGGTATAAGCAGCTTGTTTACTGGCGATGTAATTACCGGATTAATTTTATTGCTGGCTACAGCTATATGCTTGCCGCCATTGCTAAACAAAATCAACGCAGCCACAAAAGACAAGGTAGAGCTTACCCAAGGTAAGGCAGTAATAGCAGGTATTGTATTGCTGTTTATTGCAGTGGCATTTGCCACGCCACCCCCGCCACTTACTCCAGAGCAAAAAGCGGTCAAGGCTGAGCAGGAAAAAACTGAAAAAATAAAACAAGCTCAGCAAGCAAGAATTAAAAAAGAAATGGACGACCGCAAGTTAGCGACGGAACGCGCTGCAAATAAGGTTAAAACCATAAACTATACAGTAATAGGTGAGCGCGATTTTAGCTTTAATGGTCGCGATAGGTTTGGCGTGTTTGTATATGCGCCAGAGGCAAAAACAAAATTAGAACGCGCGGCAGTAGTAAAGCAAGCTGCAATTGATCTGCAAAAAAGAACAAACGCAGACTTTACGGATGCAACACTTGAGGTAGCTGATTTTAGCTATCAGCAAGGCAACGTATTAGCAATGGCTGACTATGCACCAGACGGCTGTGGGGTTAGCGGTGAAGACTGTACAGGAGAAAAGTTTAAAATAGAGGTTTCAGATGCGCAAGTTACGGCCTTGCAAATAGATGTGCTCAGGGAGTGGGAAAAACTAAAAGGGCAGTACCGAGGCAGTAAAGGGTACTTGAACCTAGAGGATGAAGCTAAAATGACAGCTGTTATTGCTAAAAAACTTGGCATAGCAATTGGCGATACTAAAACGCCTTACACAGGAATGTTAATAAAAATTAGCGAAGACGAGCTAAAAGGCATAAATAAAATTAATGCCGTGATGATTAAAGGCGCAGCACTGGAAGAGCCAGAAAAAAATAACCCTAGCTGGTATGAGCCAGGTAATTCAGGCTTGATTGATGAAAGAGCGGCTGAATGGCATAAAGCAACTTACAAGCAACAAGTATCGGTTTGCGCTGACTATGTGGCGCACTTAAAGCAAATAGACAGGCTTAACGCGGCTATAGCTGACAGCATAAACACCAAAGACGATGTAAAGCAGTTTGCAGTTGCGCTTGCAGAAGGTATGAATATAGGACTTAAAGACAGCCCACACAAAACAGGGAAAAACCCACTAATTAGCGAGGCTATGGCCGTAGCAGTAGTCGCCTCAGGCTGGACTAAATAAAACATAGTGAGTTAAAAAAGCCCGCCCAGCGCGGGCTTTTTTGTGGCTGGTGTTTAGTTAATTAAAACGATTTGCCAGCAAACACCACTTTACCAACCAAGGTGCAATTGCCGTTTATTGGTATTAATTGCTCAGGCCAGTTGGGGTTGGCGGCTTTTAAAAACTTTTGGCCGCTTTCAATAATTAGCTGTTTAAAGGTCGCTTCGTTATTATCGTCTAGGCGGGCTACTACGTAAGAACCGTGGATGCATTCGGCTTCAGGGTCTACAAAAATTAAATCCCCGTCAAAAAACTTCGGTTCCATACTCACGCCTTGGACTTTTAGTGCAAACGTTTTATCGCTCGAATTAACCGGGCACATATAACGTTCAGCGTCATACTCTCTTACTTCATTAATTTCTGACCATGCGCCAGCTTGCACCCAGCTGATAAGCGGTACAGTTGATTTGATTATTGGGCCTGGCACAACGTTTGATTCTAGATTTTCGCTATGGTTTTCGTTTATATATGAATGCCATGACTCAGCAAATTCATATGATTTTTTATCAGGTACACCAGAAACGCCTGAATAGAAAAACCAATCAGATAAATAATTGAAATCAGGATCCCTAAGTATTTTTTCGATTACTGATAAACCGAGAACGGAATGACCGTGTTCGATTTCATTCAGTGTAGATGGTGAAATATCTAGCTTTTCTGCAAATTCATCTTGAGTAAAATTATTTTTTATCCTTAATAAACGTATTTTTTCACCGTATTCAATTTGGTTTTTCGACTCACTTTCAACTCTTCCGAAAAGCAAGTATTCAGGAGTGGATTGAAGAGCGTTTGCAAGTGCTTCAACATTTCGAGGGTTTCTAGTTGTGCCATCCTCTATTTTTTGTAGTGATTGCTGAATGATCCCTGCTTTCTCAGCAAGCTGGGCTTGAGTTAAACCCAATTCTTTTCTTCTTTTTTTTATTCTTTTTCCAATACACATAAATATCCTTATTACTTATAAAACAATGAAATACATAAAATAAACAGTACAAGAGTTACTATTTGCGACAGTATTACTGTTTTTAGCGGTGTTGACAAACTGTTATTGTCAGTATTTAATACTGTTATAAACAGTTTGGAGCTTGGAAATGAAAGATTCTCACATTGAAAAAGCGGTAAAAATTATTGGGGGGCAAACAAAGCTCGGCAAAGAGCTTGGTGTGTCTCAAGGTTCTGTTTGGGATTGGATTAATAAATTCGGCCAAGCCCCAGCGAAATACATCCCGCGTATTTCTGAACTAACCAACGGTGAAGTATCGGTAAACGATTTACTCGCCGATCACCAAAAAACAAACAAGGACGATGCAGCATGATTAATGACATGTTTACTGGATTAGGCATCACAGAAGAGTTGGCAAAAGAAAATTTAGCCCGCAGAAAAAAAGAAAATAAAGAGGCGACTTCTTTAGATGTTGACGCACAGGCGGTTGAGTTTTTTGCACAGCGTAAAGAAAAATACAAGGCGGAGCTTGCCATTATACACACCATGAGAAGTGCTACACACCTAACGCCGATTGACTTAGCGGCCATTGCGTTAGGTGTTGCGGTTAAATTTGTGCGCGCTGAGGCAAGAAAAGGGAAGAGTGTAAATGATACGGCGGCTCTTTTAGCTGATGTATTTGAAGAAGCCGCACGGCACGAGGATGTAATTGAGCACCCAAGTGCAATTAAAAAAGCATTAGCGCTTATTTAGCCTCTTGTTTTGCAAGGCGCTCGTGAGGGTCTTGAACGAGGTTTGTATAAACAGTGTTTGCCCCTTTAATTGTTAAGTAATACGCGTTTTTTTGGTCGGCTGGGGCGATAAAGCCACTAAGAATTAGTTGTTTTAAGGTGGATTCGTACACCGATGGTGTGATGTACGGCGATTTGTTAACAAATTCAGCCTGTTCAAGTATGTCTTGTTCAGGGAATTGTTTAAACAGTACAGCCATTAGGTTTTTAGACAGGTTATTGAATAATTTAATTTTATCAATTTCCGACATAGGTTTTTCCTCTTTGTTTTGGTTTGTGAATATTTCGCACTTGCAACATACCAAAACAGAGAGGGATTTTATAGAAATAGAAAAGGGAAGGTGTGATATGAGCCAGTCAAATGTAGCCGATCACTACCGCCGCAATTTACGCGGTGAAGTGATTACGATTAATGACCGTTATTTACGCCCAGCCGATGTGGCAGAAAAGTGTGGTATTCACCGTTCAACAATTTACCGCTTAATGGAAAGCGGCCAGTTTCCTAAATCGCACAAGGCATCAAGCGGCCGTGTGGTTTGGGTTGAAGCTGATATTGAAGAATGGATGCGCTTAGGCGCTGAAATGTTTAAAGAATTTTACGGGCAACAAGCAAGCTAGGAGCAAAGCAATGAGCACATACCAAGTATTTAGCAGAGAAACGTTAGCCAACTTTAAAACCTTAGCTGAGCAATGCCGCTATTTATTGAGCTGCAAAATTACAACACGCAAAGCCATATTTGGTTTAAACCCAGTGCTTCAGGCGCGCGTTGGTGATTTTGACTTGCCGGTTTATTGCAGTGGCGACGAGCACCAAACAATACAAAAAGCCGTGTATTGGTTAAAAACACAAGCAACTAATTACTTAAAAGCAGCTACCCGCAGCCAGCAAGGAGTTAATTAATTATGGCAAACACAGCTATTAACTACCCAAACCAAGCGCCATTAAAAGCCGTAACTGGGCGCCACATACCAAAAGGGCTTGCCGAAATAAAAGCGCTGTTAGGCAGTGAGCGCCACATGCCAGAGTACGTGTATACCAAAGTGCTAAGCGAGCAAGAGCGCACATTAGTATGTTTTGCGGCAGGTTTAAAGCGCCACCATTTAGAAAGCGGCTTTGCTAATTTTGATGCAGATACTCGCTTAAAAATTCACAAGGCTATTTTGCAAATGGAGCAATTAGTAAAAGCATTTACCGATGCTAACGCCATGGCCCCCGCTAAGTTTTTACAAAACGCCCCGCGCGTTGAAGCCAGCACTAACTATTCACATTTAACTATTACAAAGGCGCAAGCATGAGCTCAACTAATCGCGGAACCCAGCGCAATGCGGATGATTACTACGTCACACCGCATTGGCTAATTGAAGATTTTTTAGCAGCATTTAGTGAAAACTGCCGTTTTAATTTTGACGAAAAAGCATACCCGTTAATTTTAGACCCAAGCGCAGGCGGGTGTGAGCAACACCGAATGAGCTATCCAACGGTATTAGAAAAACACGGCTTTGGTGTAAGTAGCTGGGATATTCGCAAAGATTCACGCGCTAATTTAACAGGCGTTAACTTTTTAAACGTGCCTAGTTATGAATCAATCAAATACGACATGATCATCACCAACCCACCCTTTAACCAAGCGCAAGCGTTTACCGAACATGCGCTCGAAATGGTTAAAGAGGGCGGTTTAGTGATTATGCTGCAACGCCTTAACTGGCTAGGTAGCCAAAAGCGTAAACCCATGTGGCAAAGCTTACCGCTTGCGGCCGTTTATGTTCACAGTAAGCGCCCAGGCTTTGACCCCGCAAAACCAAGTAAAACCGACTCAACCGAATACGCCCACTTTGTATTTTGCAAAGGCTACGAACTAGCCCCTGAGCTTTTTGTAATTTAACGCCCTAAAAAACACCCAAAGGAATACTAAAAATGAACCCTATCAAAGACCAAGTTATGCCTAAAAACCAGCTATTAGTTAAAAACATTGTTGAACATGCTATCGACCAAGCCAACTTTACTATTAAAAATTTAAGTAAGCGCCCAACAATTGCCATGTTAATGGAGTGCGAAAACTGCCTAACTGACTTTATGCCAGTGGTCAAACTGGTTGCTGAAGACTACATTGAATACGCGCCAATTTACGACCGCCTAAGCGAAACCCTAGACGCAGTACAACGCGGCTGTGATTTTGACCTAATTGAACTTGAATTAGACGGCGGTGCAGCATGATTGGCGGTGTAGAACCAGCACGCTGTTTTATATGTGAAAGTGAAGAAAACGTTGCGCTGCATGAATTTACTGAAAACGGCATTCAAGGCAAAGCAGAACAGGCCGATTTAAACCAGCTTTTACTTTGCGATAGCTGTGCAGAGAACATGCATAAAAAGCAATGCGAGTTTGCATAAATGAGCATTGCATTACATGCAGTACAAACAGGTGGTGAACCAATGGAAATAGAGCTGTAAGGAGAAAGAGTATGAACCACGTAATGCTTGATTTAGAAACTATGGGGCAGGGTAACAACGCTGCCATTGTTGCCATTGGGGCGGTGTTTTTTGAGCCAACCACGGGCGAAATAGGCGATACTTTTTATAGAAAAATTGATTTAGAAAGTGCCGCTCAATATGGTGAAATTGACCCAAGCACTGTGCTTTGGTGGTTAAAACAAAGTGATGCCGCCCGCGCTGAAATTACTAGCAATGATACCAGTCATTTGCTTGACGCATTATCTGGTTTTGCAAATTGGATATCACAAATAGACAGCTTTAAGAGCCGTGTTGTATGGGGTAATGGCTCAAGCTTTGACAATGTAATTATTGGCAATGCATTCAAAACCGCAAGCTGGGAAAAGCCGTGGGCGTTTTGGAATGACCGCGATGTTAGAACCGTGGTTGAGTTAGGTCGAACACTTAAAGGGTTTGACCCTAAGCGAGATATGCCATTTACAGGCACGGCGCACAACGCATTAGATGATGCTATTCATCAAGCAAAATACGTATCGGCCATTTACAAGGCGCTTGCATAAATGAGCATGTGGCCCATTGTAAGCTTTGATGTTGTAACAGCGGTTTTAACCATGGTTAAAGCCGTTGACGACATTGAACACAGAAATTTTTTAATAAGCGGCCTTGGCCGTTTTACTGCGTACAGCCAATATAAAATGGCTAAGCAATACCTTGCCAAAATTACCCCACCAAGCAACGCCTGGTATAAAGACGAGCCCATAAACCCAAGTGAGCAGGCCCACATTTGGTTTTATGATGTGCTTAAAAGTGTTGAACACCGCGTAGATGCAACCAACCTAAAAATTAGCGCACCGGCAAAGGCCGCGCTTAAAAAAGTGCATAACAATAATATTCATAATTACATTGTTAAAGACATTGTAGAAAGCAAGCGCGCGCCAAGCATACAAGCTAGCTTTGTGCGCCAAACTGCAAAAAACATGGAGTTTGCACAAAAGCAGCGCAATGTAAAAAAGCAACAACCTGTAACCAGCCAGAATTTACAGCAGCAGGTTGGCGATCAGGTGTCTAAATCGGCAATGTCGGTTATTAACGCAATTGACGATGCTGAAGAAGTAAACTTTATTTACCAATGCCTAAGCAAAGTGCCCAAGCCACTGCAAATGCGAGTGGCTAAGCGTTTTATTAATAAATACGACACCAACTTAAAAAGTGCGGGTAAAGGTAAAAACGAAACCGACGAACAATATAAAAGCCGCTTGCTAAACATTAGCCGTGGCCTTTACGACTTTAGCGGTAATAACACGGGTCATAAAAAGCCGCTATTAACGACCAAAGCTATACGTGCCCATTACAAAGCTAACGACTGGTTGCGCCGCACGGTTAAAACATTAAAGCCACGCCTAAAAATACTTGAGCAAATAACAAGCGCTATGCCATTGCCGTGGCATATATTGGCTAATGCCGATAAAACTAAAAAGCATGCAAATGTATTGGCTATGCAATCGGCTGAAATAATTGCCGATATAGCTAAAGAGCAACCCACATGGGATGCCACTGACATTTATCAAAAGGTGAGCGAGTACGCCGAGCAATTTACTGTGCAGTTACAGTTTGCTGAAAAGGGCGATTACCTGACCGTGCCCGATGCTGAAGTAGCACTGTTAAAAGTGCAAGATCATAAGTGGTGGGCACGTAAACTTAAAACGATTCGTAGCCGTTACCTAGAACACCTAGAAATTGCGACTGGTGAAGTAGGCAAAGACCTATTTACTAGCACAGATAGAAAAGGTAATAAAAGCACCAAGCGCCAAGGCATAAATGCCTATTGCTCAAAGCAAGCAGTTGCTGAATACACCACCAATAGAGAGCGCGGCCAGCGCTACCTAGAAAGCCTAGAATTAGTAAACGAGCAAAGCGATGTTATATCGCTAATGAAAGCGGTTGAAGCAGGCGTTGCCAACCCTGAAAACATGCGTAACGAGTTAATGCTACGCATACGCGAAACCGAAGAACTAGCCGATGAAATGGGCTACACAGGTGGGTTTTATAACATTACAGCCCCGAGTCGTTTTCATGCAAACTCAAATAATTGGGATGGCTCAACCCCAAAAGACGCCAGCCTTTATTTAAATAAACTTTACTCACAAGCACGCGCTAAATTAGACCGCCTTGAAATACCGTACTTTGGTATTCGTGTAGCCGAGCCACACGCCGACGGTTGCACCCACTGGCACATGCTTTTATGGATGCCAGCGCGTTACTACGACAAGGTTAATCATTTACTACGCCGCTACTTTACCCGCGACGACCGCGAGGTATTTTTTCAGCGTTTTAAAAACCGCAAAGCATTACGCGCACGCTATACAAAAGCGCGCCGTATTTGGGGTTTAAATAAATCAAAAGGTATTTATACCCGCGAACCTAAAAAAGACTACACACCAAGCGGCCCACGTTATACCGCCATTAAAATGTTACCTGCAAAAGAAGATAAAGACGGCAAAAAAACAGGCGGGGCAGCGGCTTATGTTGCCAAGTACGTAAGTAAAAATATAGATGGCTTTGCACTGGCTAACGAATACGATGCCGAAACTGGCGAAAAGCTAACCCAAGCGGTTAACCCGGTTAAAGCATGGGCCAGCACGTGGGGTATTAGGCAATTTCAGTTTCAAAAATCGCCCTCTATTACTATTTGGCGCGAGTTGCGCCGGGTGCGTGAAGAAGTGCAGGGCAATGAGCAATTAGAACAAATACGCCAAGCTGCCGATAAGGGCGACTTTAAAGCCTTTGTTACTTTAATGGGTGGTTTTGGTATTGGCCGCGATGCGCGTTTTAAACCTGCATACCAACATACCGAATACGGAAACCAATACGCAGAATTTACTAAAACCCTAAAAGGCGTTGAAGACACCTTTGGGCTTTGCACGTTAGTGACTCGCGTTCATACCTGGTCTAAGCAAGCTATAGGCACTGCAGCTAATAACAACACCGCCGTAATTGGTGGGCAGGATGCTAACAACGTCGGCGTAGCCGACCTATCTTGGACTAGTGGGAATAATCGTACGCCTTTAGCTGCAGGGCATACAGACGCATTATTGCTAGATATGATCGGTTTTACTAAAAAACAGATCGCAAGCGTTAAAAAGGATCTGTTAGCAGGTAAGCGGGTTAAAAATAACGGCCTTATTTACCTCATAAAAGACGGCCATTTAGTCACATTAGACGAAAAAGCGCAGCAAAAAGAGCAGCGCCAGCACGCTATTGACTACATAGCCAATAGCGAAGCGCAAAAACACGCCCCAAATAACGAACAAACCACGGTTAAATGTAAAAACAAGCTTAGCGACTTTAGCCCTGCGCAAATAAAAGAGCTAAACCAAGGCGGCAACGTGATCAGCGGCAACCGCGTGTACTACATGCAAGAGCGCGAACTGCATAGCTTTGAGCAATTAAACATGCAAGCGCCAAAATCGGCTATTAAGCCAACCCCAACCGAAAAACATTACGCATATGCCCGTGAGCTTTACGACTTGGCATTTATGTATGCAGAGCTAGACGGGCGCAGCGAACCGTCGAACACCCAATTTAAAAAATACCATGCAGACATTATCGGCGATTTAGATTTAGCCCGATTAGTGCTTGCTGGTGAAGCATCAGCAATCAGTGACAACGATTGGTGGTCACTCGATTTAATGGCGTAGGAGAGCATGATGGATAACTTAGATATTAGATTAGCAATGTTAAACCCAGTAACTAGGTTGCAAATAAAGCAGCTAGAGATTAGCAATGGCGATGAAGATATTTTGTTTTGTGTTGCTATGGGCGAAAACACGAGTAGCAAAATAGCAAACAGGCTTGTTGCCAGCGTTCAATCAATAAGCTTAAGGCTAAAAAAACTAAGAGATAAAGGTTATTTAACGCGAACAGAAGTAAAAGCCGAAAGCGGTGGTTATGAGTTCGAATATAAATGCATTTATAAAATATAAGGCCTAAGAAAATGACTATTCAAATTTCAAAAGTACTCATGCCAAAGGCATGTATTAGTTGCCAGGCGTTTTGCCCAAAGGGGTATGCAGAGGATCAGCACAGCCCGTTTATTACTAAATTCGACAAGCCCGCGCCTAAAACCCAATACGGCCAATGCGGTAAAACAGATAAAAGCGTATTTGCCACCGAAATTTGCACCGGCTACCAGCAAGAACCTAACGCCGATGTATTTGCAGTAACAAACAGACCACAACCAAAACAACAGGAGCAATGATCATGAGCTGCACATGCACATGTAACGCAAAACACATTTATACAGCCAGAGGGGGCAAGGTTTATAAAAGCGATTTTATAAAGGAAACCTTGCAAGGTTATCGCGTAAAAAATGGAATAAAGGTTTATGAGCATGTTGTTTATAAAAATAAATTGCGTGTTGGATGGCAATTTGAATGCCAAAAGCCTTTTTATACAGAGCGTTCGTTCTTAAACGAAAGCGAAGCAATAGAACACGCTGAGCAGCAAATTTTATGTATGGAAACTTACTACGAAGGTAAGTTGAGAAGAATCCAATCGCTAAAGTATCAAATTTCAAACCGTAAATTATAAAAGGTGATCATATGAATATCGAATCAATATTTAAAGAGATTAAAGAAGAAAGACTGAATCAAGAAGAAAAGTGGGGGCAGCAGGAGCACCCTATGCTCGATCCTGTTTTATTAAAACGCAAAGGGGGTTGTACGCCTTGGCGTATGTGTGAGGAATATGAAATACCAAGCGAATCAAGAGCAAAAAACCTCACAGATATTAGAGCAAGAGAAGGGCAGCTAACATACTTTCATATATTACAAGAAGAGGTTTCAGAAGCAGTATGTGCTTTAAATGATTATGAATCTATGCGAAAGGAGTTAGTGCAAGTAGCCGCAGTAACAGTCGCAATGATTCAAACCCTTGATCGCAACGGTAGGTGAAATTATGAATGCACATCAAGCAGCCGAAAGAATGTTACAAACAGGATTGTTTTATACAGCCAGCACATTAGGACACGCTTTTGGCGAGTCGGCTGTAAGTGGAGCGCGCTGCATAAAAAACATTTGTAACAACGATCGTTACACAGTCGAAATTAAAGAAAGCCCAATTAAGTGCATAAAAGTAACGGCCATTGATGGCCGCAGCGTCACTATTGACCAGTTACAAAATGCCGCATTGCTATTTAAGCGCCCACGTTTATTGGTTGGGAGTAATAGCCATGTTTAACCTAGAGACTGCGTTCGAGAAAAGGGTTTTTTGCGGTACCGATATTTTTACCGCGATTAAAGATGGAAGGGTTGTTTTTAATGGCGAGCATCTTAAAGGTGTAACGCTTGTTCATGATCAGCATTTGCTCCCAATGGAGCTGCTAACTTTTGATAAAGAGCTAAAAAAATTATTAAAAGAGCTAGAAGTTAAATTTCAGGAGAGTTGCAATGCTTTATAAAAATTGGTGGGTTCACAACATTATAGCTCACCCAGTAATGCAAATATTTAATGCATTAGGGCGTTTATTTATTTGGTTGGGTAACGCAGTGCATGACAAAACACTACCAGAAAAAACAAGTGATAAGGAGTAACTTATGGCCACAGGTAAAGTAAAAGCGGGTGACGTTTTCAACAATTGGACAGTATTAAACGAAGACCGCCGCAACCGAGGAGTGCAGCACTTTATGTGTAAATGCGTATGCGGCACCACGCGCGTAGTACGTAAAGATAACTTAGGGCTTGTTCAAGGTTGCGGCTGTGAGCGCAAAGAATACAAAGCCCGCACTAGCCATGCAAAACCACGCACTAAAAAAGCGCGCATTGTGCAGGCCAAACCAGTAAGCACACCGGCAAAAATAACGCACCGCGAAAACAAAGAGCCGCGCCCGCACTACCAGCAGCGCAGCAAATCAACCCGCGAGCTATTAGAAGAGCGCTTAGCACAAAAGCAGTTAGAAAAAGAATTAAGCGAATTATGGTGATCAATGAAACCAGCCGTTAAACGCCGCAACTGGGTGTACCACTCAGTTGTTAAACCAAACAAAAGCGAGCAACCAAATGAAACAAAAAACAGCATTGATGTGGGTATTAAGAGGTTTTTACTTACAAGTAGGCTTTACCTTGTCAGCAGCGGTTTATGAGTTAACCAAACTCGCTGCAAACATTTTATTTTATTAACCAAAAAGGAAACGCACCATGCACCAACAAAATAAACCACTCGACAAAGGCCGTGTAGCCTGTATTGCTGAAAAATACCAGCAAGGCAACACCACCAAAAACCGCTACGCCACATTAGGCCGCGCCACTAAATGGCCAAGCAACAACCAAGGCGGAACCGACAGCGTAGAGATTGAACTCGACACTATGCCAATCAACCACCAAGGCCCGTTAAAGCTGTATGTTTTTTGGGAAAGCGAAAACCAAAACGGCCAAGCGCACAACAACCAAAGCCAAAACCACCCAAGCCAAAACCAAGGGTATGCACCACAGCAATATCAAGGGCAGTATGATCAGCAGCAATACGCACCCCAACAACCAGCACCACAACAACAATATGGCAGGCAGCGCCAGTAAAAAATAAAAACAGCACCCACAAAAAAGCCCGTTTAATACGGGCTTTTTAATGCGTGAAATAAAGTAAAAGCTAAAGGCCAACTAATTCCAATTGTTGTTCGCGAGAAAGATTTTTAATTAACGATGCGGCCAATTGCTGAGTGTTTTTAACGGGCGGATTTAAGAAGTGATCGAACGATTGGGTAATACGGAACGTGGCCCCGCATTGTTTTGTATTAGTACACGAGCAATATAAATTAACAACATGCGCACTTTGCTTTTCGCGTGATGTAATTGTTGCTTTAGCTTCGCAATTTGGACATGTAACCCGCGCCATAATAACCACCCATCGTTAATAAAGACAGCTGTCATTATATACAGTGGTTGGTTGCGTTACAAATAACCATTTAACTATTGCCTGAGAATCAACAAGCTAAAAAATTCACTCCTCCTCGCCTTCCGCTTTCGTGCAAAAAATGCGTTTAATTGACACCCCCAGTGACAGGCCATTTTGGGCTAGACCTTATAAATAAAGGATCTGAATGACAGTTAAAAAGGATCGTAATGACAAAGGTGTGACAATGTTTGACACAAAGTGACAACAAAAAGATCAAATAGGTGGTTATTTACCTAATATTGAAATATCATTAATTTATTATCAGTTAAGTGATAAATAAATTATGAAATATTTACACAAAGGCTCACAAAGCCAAGAGCGGTTAGATGCACTTTTATCGTTTGGTAAAAGTACCAGTGAAGATATAAAGGCGGCACTCAGTGATTACTTGGTTCGTGGTATTAGTAAGACCAATGCAGCAGCACTTAACTTTGTACCGGCACCAAATTTAACAAGAGCACTTAAGCGCCTTGATGTTGTTGCAGGTAAGGTTGAAGAGGTTAAGGAGCTAGATTGGTCTAGTAGACTTGGTTAATTAAAAAAGCTACCTTGTTATACCTATTACTATGCATTAGAAAAGGATTGAGCAATGTTAGATTTTATTAAGTACGTTTTAAATGAATTGGGTTTAGATGAGCACGCTGAGCCGACAAGAACATCGGTTATGAAATATCACTTTAGGTCCATAGATAAAGATATTCACGTTAATTTTGATTTAATCATAGATGATACTTATTTGGAGTTAGCAGAAGAAGATGAAAAAGCATTTCGTGAATTTAGAAGCAAGCAGATATTTGGTGAAAAGCTAGAGAATCTTGAGTCGAGTATAAATAAGGCGGTTAAATTATATATGGCAAAAGCAGAATTAACCAAAGGAAACCAGCAGGGCTCAACATTCAGATTAACAATTGATTTGAAACTAGAAGAAGTTTAAACACCAAAGCGCTAGTCACTAGCGCTTTTATTGCCTTTAGCTTTTCCACCCCAAAATGCTCTAAACAATCGCATTAACCCAAGCGTTGAAACCGCAATACCTACAATTACAAATTCAAAGTACCAGGGCGCGCCATTGTAGCCCATAGCTTTCCAGCCTTCAGCCATGTACGGCTGCATCACAGGTATAAAGTGACAAACAAACAAACCCAAAAAGAATAGAATGATCACTTCATCCATTAAGGTTTTGTCGCGGTTCTTCAGTACCAGCAAGTCATAGTCCGCGTCGTTTTGCTCGGCTTGCATGCAGCGCCTTGCTTTAGCTTCAAACTGCGCAATTTTAAAATTGTTTTCAGCGCGTGCAACATCGGCCGCCATTTCGGCCGCTATGCGTTTACGCTCAACGTAGCCACCGGTTAAATCGGCTATTGGGTTTGTGATGAATGAAACCAGTGTTTTAAACCATCCCATTATTTACCACCTCTAATTAATTTAATAAAGCCCTTTGGGTCTTTGCTAAACGTTTCAATAAATTTATTGATCCCCTCCAAAATGTGCGGGGCCGCATAAGCGGTTACACCAATAACACCCGTTTTTAAGCTTTCATCAAATTGCCGCCACTCGCAAAACATAGCCGCCAAGTACGCCGCAAAAACAGCAATTAACACACTCATAAAATAATGAAAAAACGTAAACACCTTACGGCTTAAATACATTTGTATAGCCGCCGCCAAAAAGCTCAACATAAGCAACTGCCCCCACTGTTTTATAAATTCAATAATATCTATCCAACTCATGCATCATCCTTTGGCGTTGGGTTAAGGTCAGAATACTCAGGCTCTTTAAACTCAATACGCTGCGCGGCAGGTAAATAATTATTAATGCCTAAAACGTCTTGCTGCAGTGGCACCACTTCATTGTTGTAATAAGCGCGAGTAATTTTATCTAAATCACCAAAGCCAGGGCTGTCGCCAGACGACTGGCCGCTTAGCGCTTCTTGCGCGCGGTGCATACTTAGCATGTCGTTAAGCGTAATTTTTTTAATGCGTTCAAATTCGTCTTTAGTTGATATGTCGCCAACGGGCGTTATCTTTATCGACTTTTCAGCATCGGCCTTATTACTGCGGAAATTAAAAAACAAACTTCTAAAATTGCCCACGCCTTTGCTATCGCGTATGGCATTCTTTAGTGCTGTTTCATCGGCATCACTTAAGTTCGGGTCGGCCATTGAGAATATAAAACCCATGTGCGCACCGTTCTTGTAATAGCGGCGCCTAAATAAAGTGGCATCTTCATTGAGTAAGGCTGATTGAATACCCCCGTAATACTGCGGTATGCCGTAAATGCCTTGGGCGGGGTCGTACTCTTTTACGTGAATAACTTCACCGGCATTAAAGTAAATAGGCTCATGGCTGCGGTTACTCAATTGTGCATACACCCCGCGCGTATTGGTATAACGCATAGTGAGTGCAGGCAAGTGGCGCAGCTTAATAACTTGCCCAAATGAATTTTTAATAATCTGCAAATAGGCGTTACCACTCCACAGCAAATCAAAGGCAAACTTACTAAGGGCTTGATGGCTTAACAGCGGGTTAGGCTTATACCATTTTAAAATCATGTTGCGCTTAAAATAGAGTATTGGCCCGTGCTGGGCATTAACGCGCAGCAGTTTTACCAAACCTTGCAAACTAATGGGTGGTGCATAAACGCCGTTGCTATCACTAAACACACCAACGTAATCGGTTAGCCGGTTATCTAAACACGGCTCAGGGTCACCAAAACTAAACGCATCGGTAACCGCTGTTCGTTGGTTATAATTAGGCGCATGGCCGTTGCTTACTTTTAATCGTGGTTTCATTAAGCTGCAATTCCTACAGATGTTTGGCGGCTGTGGGCATTACCGTCCAATGGTTCAAATTTCATAGCGTGCATAATTGCCCACGCAATATCGGCATGGCCCGTGGTCGCAGTGCGGTTTGTGGCATAGGTTATTTGGTCGCCAACCACTTTACGGCGAATATTAATAAACGAACTGGCAATATTTACCGCGTCCTGGTCAAACTCAAAGCGGCGGTTTTTAATTACGTTAATGGCCTTAATAACCAATTGGTTTTTAATAATGGGGTTGTAATGTATTGGCTCAGCATTAGGGTAAAATTTAGTGATCATCTCCCATACGCCATAACCAATGCCCGTGGTATCAACACCAATGTGTTGCACATTGTATTTTTCGGTGAGTAGTTTTATCTCGCTGGCCATGGCTTCAAAGTCATTACCGCTTAAATCAACGGCTTCAAGTAGCCTAAACTTTTCGCCAGGCTTCATCGGCGCACTTAAAACAGCAACGCTTGCTTTATCACCAAAGCGCGCAGGGTCAAAACCAATTACCACAGGTTTGAGTGCAAACGGGCGTTCGCACTCTAAATCAAAATCATCCCATTTAGTGGAGTCGCCAACGCAGGCCATAATTTGTTTAAGGTTAAAGGCACTATGTGCATCATCAATAAACTTACACATAAACAAGTTATTAAACTCATCCGTGCTGTATTCGTTTTCAAGTACTTCAATATCAATGCGGTCAAAGCCACTTTTGACCACGTCGTACACAGTAAGCATTTGCCGCCAAATACCATCGTCACACAGCAAGCCATGCTTTAAGTTTTTATGGCTAACATCAATGGCAAACTCAGGGTCGTTACAGGCTTTGGTTTTGCGGTACCATTTACCGTTCCAGTGGTCGTAGGCTTCATGACTGGTAACACTTGGCGTACTAAAATACGTAATACGCAAATGCTTATGCGTTGCCATAGCCTGAGCCAAACCGCGCAACGTTTTATAGTTTGGTATCCAAAACACTTCATCTATATATAAGTCGCCCGACTCCGACTGAGCCGTACGCGCATTGGTACTTTTAAATATAAGCTTAACCGTTTTACCGCCGGCTAAATTAAGCACCATGGGCGAGCCAGTTAATTCAATATTAAAATGCTCACGGCACAGCGCCACAATATTGGCTTTAAATACCTCGGCTTGGTCACGGCTTGCCGATATAAATATTTTATTGCGGCCATTAATAACCGCATCGTAAAACGCTTCAAACGCAAAGTAAAAAGTAGCCCCAATTTGTCGGGGCTTTAAAATAAAGCGCGCGCGGTAGTCTTGGTTTTCAAACCAATGTTTTTGGTGAGGGTAAAGCAGTTTATCTTTAAGCTCGTTGAGCATATCAACGGTAATGCCAGAGCAATCATTTTTCTTTTTCTTCTTCGACTTTTTGCCGCCGCTGCCACTATTGCCAGCGGCCGCATCGTCATTGTTAGCGCGTTGTTTAGGAGCAGGCGCCAGCTTGCTTTTATTAAGTGCACATAATTGGCGCGTGCAAAAGTCTAGCTCTTTATATTCAGCATCGGTTTTATTGTCTTTATCGGCTAACAAATTAATGCGGCGGCTAAACGCCATTTCGGCATTATATGTTGGGCACATGTCTGCCCAGTTCTCAGCTTCAGACCAACGCCTAATACTGCGCGCACTGGGCATGCCTGCTAAGTCGGCTATTTCTTCATAGGTATAGCCCTCAACAACATACAAATCCTGTGCTTTTTTGCGTATCTCTGGTCCGTAATTAGCCTTCATAGCGCGCCACATTAATTAATCCATGGCGGCAGTGTATTAGTAATAAAGCGCGTAATCTGTCTGTTAAAAACCTGCCCATTCCTAAAAGCTAAATATAGGAATTTCAAAAAGTTAAACCGTTGGAAAGGTAAAAAAGGAGGGTGCAAACTGCAGTTACTTTAAAGCGTAAAGCTTAATTAAAAAACATTTAAAAGGTTTGTTATATGCCAGGTCAACTACGTACAAAACCATTATCAATTGCCGCCGTTGGCATGACCGTCGACGGCCGAGAAATCACCGAACAAGACGTAGCCGACATTGTAGAAACCTACAACCCCCGCAAATATGGCGCCCGCATAAACCTAGATCACGAATTCAACTGGTCAGGCTGGGCCGCTAAAAACCTACACAACGTAGATATACCCGGCATGCTCGGCGACGTAGTAAGCGTAGAAGCATACGAAAACGAAGATGGCATAACGTGCCTATACGCCGTACTCGCACCCAATCAAGGGTTTGTAGCATTAAACAAAGCCGACCAAGCCGTTTACTTTAGTATCGAAATTAACCGCGACTTCATGGGCACTGGCAAAACCTACCTAATCGGCCTTGCTGTAACCGACTATCCAGCAAGCTGCTACACCGACCGAATTCATTTCAGTAGTAAGAGCAAAGCAGACGACACGGAAGTCTCTTTATTAACCGTTGACTTAGGGTCATGTGAGCCTATCGACACACCTAAAAAACCCTTTTTTAAACGACTATTCGCAAAGGAAGAACCCGACATGAAACCAGAAGAATTAGCCACCGCATTAAAAGATGCACTCGGCACACCGCTTGAAGAGTTTGGCCAAAAGCTCGACGGCTTAACAGCAAAGCTTGATTCATTCTCAACCACCAAAGTGGAAGACGAAGACGAAACAGCCCCGCCAGTTGAAGAATCAGCCGAGATTACAAAGCTTAAAGAAGAGCTATCAAGCACAAAAACAGCACTGGACGAACTAAACGACAAGTTTGCCAAAGCATTAAAAGCACCTGCGGGTGACACAACCAACGCCGACGACGAACCCGAAGGCGACGACGGCAAATACAGCAACTGTCTGTAATTGTCTTCACCCTAACTTAACTTAGTAAAACGCAGGAAAGCACATGAAAACCAAAACTAAACAGTTATTTGTAGCAGTACTCGCAGGCATGGCAAGCAACTACGGTGTTGCATCAATGAGCGAGCAATTTAACGTAGAGCCAACAACCGAGCAGCGCTTATACGATGCAACCTATGAATCAGCTGAATTTTTACAGATGATCAACACCGCACTGGTAGACGACATTGTAGGCCAATCAGTGATCATGAGTGTAGACGGTGGCGTAACAGGCCGCGCCGGTGTAGAAACCGACAACACCAAAGAGCGCCAAACACGCGACGTATCAGCACTAAAAAAACGCGAATACCGTTGTTACCCGGTAGAATGTGACATTCACATCACATGGAACAAAATGGACCAATGGTCAAAGTTCCCCGACTTTCATCAGCGTTACCGCAACCATGTACGCCAAGCAATTGCACTCGACATTATTAAAATCGGTTTCAATGGCACATCAGCCGCCGACACAACCGACATTGCAACAAACACCATGCTGCAAGACGTAAACATTGGTTGGTTACAACTATTACGCCGCGATGCGCCAGAACGTGTAATTACCGAAGGCGCTGTAGCTGGCGAAATTCGCATTGGTGCCGGTGGCGATTACGAAAACCTAGACCAAGCAGTGCACGACGCACTCCAAGGTATTCCAGTACATAAGCGTGTAAACATGGTGGCCATCATTGGCGACGAGCTATTAGCGAATGACAAAAACAAGCTATACGCCAAGCAAGCACACACGCCAAGTGAAAAAACTAAAATCGAATTGCAGCAAGTTATCGACACCTACGGCGGCCTAGCTAGCTATAAAATCCCGTTCTTTCCAGAGCGCGGCATTTTAATTACCAGCTTTGAAAACCTAAGCCACTACGTGCAAGCAGGCTCAACCCGCACCCACGTAGAAGACAACGCCAAAAAGAAACGGGTCGAAGACTACCTATCGCGCAACGATTGCTACTACGTCGAAGACCTTGAAAAAGCAATGTACTTCGAGTCTGCAAACATCAAGTTACCAAACAGCGCAGGCGACGCCTGGGTATAAGTAACATTCCCAATTAGCCGCCCTTTTATCCCTAGTTTCAGGGCGGCTTTTTTTAACCAAATAAGAGTGTTTTTAAATGAGCTTAGTCAAAAAATCTTTAGCCAAAGCAGTAAGCAGTGTACCAACTAGCACTGAAAAGCAAGCGCCAACGGCAGCGGCAACAGCCACTCAAGCCAACGCGCCAGCAAACAACACCGAGCAAAACGAGTACCCGTTTTTTGCAGCGGCTATCGAGTCAGACTTAGCTCAACTAAAAACATTTACAGATATTAGCGACAAAGCCAGCTACAAGTCAGAGGCCCTGCAGCGCAATGACTACCTAGGCTACATCAACCGTTACCGCCTAAGCGGACAAAACCACCACAACAAAGTATTGGCATGGGTGTTTATTTGGCTAGTTGATTTAAAACGCTGGGATGCAGTGTTAGAGCTATTGCCATTACTCATTGAGCAAAAGCAACCACTGCCAACCGCGTTTAATACCAAGCATTGGCCTGCGTTCGTTATCGACCAACTCTACGACGACGCAAATTACTACCTAACAGAATCAAAGCAGCAAGGCCTGTACGACATCGGCTTTATCCTGCACCGCTTAATTAATGTAGTTAAAAGCCAAGACTGGTCTGGGCTTGAAGTGGTCGGCGGTAAGCTTTACGCAATAGCCGCAAAGGTTAACAAAGCACAGCTTAACCTAGGCAACGCCCTTTACTTTGCAGAAATGGCCCAATCCATTAACGACAAAGCAGGCGTTAAAACCCTGCTAAAAGAATTGCAAAAAATGATTAAACCAGCGGAGCCAGAACAGCAAACCGCCAACTAGCTCCAACGCCAGCGGGCAACTTAGCACAACGTTAGCATTACTTGCTTAACGCGCGTGACTAAGTGGCGCCCGCACCCAATTTAACGTGTGTTTTTACAGGTGCAATATGAACTTAAGCGGTATGCCACAAGCAGATTTACAAAGCATCAATGTTGATGTGCCAGGCAATGGTTATTACCCAGCGCTCAGCACCGCACACTTTATTGAGCACTACGCAGTTGCCCAAGAATACGCCAGTAAAAGTGATTTACTGGTTGAAAAGCTTACACGCGCACAGGCCGAAATTAACCAAGAACTGGCCAGCGCAGCGCTCACCAATGGCGAGCTATTAAACGCACAGCAAATAATTTTTTATAACGATGCAGTATACAGCAAAGCCAAAGCTAATTTACTGGTATCAAAGCTAGGCAGTACGCACCGCGACAGCGCCACAGCACAAAGCCAAACGGCCATTGATAATTATGAATATTGGAAAGGCCAAAGCATAAACGCCATGCGCCAACTGCAAGGCTTAAGCCCTAACATAACGGTAGAGCTACTATGAGCCAAAGCAAAATAGCATTGCTAACAAAGTACTTAATTGATGCGCAGTACCAAGGCAAAAAGCTAGCGTTAGATACTCAGTTTAAAACATCAGTGGAGCAGGGCGTAATAATTCCCGCTAGCAAAAAAATAAATGGCAATGGTTTATTGGCAGCAAGACTTTATTACTCGTCAGTAATTTCGATTGACCCGTGCTTTGCACCAGTTGAGCTAATAAGCGCATATGTAAGTTTTTGGCTACAAAACAACGGCACAGGTGACGACTCACAAAATGCAGAGTTCTCAAGCACAATTAATGACGACAACTCATACGAAATTGAAATAGCCATAGCTACATTCGAAGAAACGATAGAGCTGATTGAAGTAGAAGGCGGCCCATTCGAATTAGGCGGCAAGGCATACGACTTTGGTGACCAAAGCCTATGGATAGCAGAGCAGTTTGTATTAACTGGCAGCGTAGACTGTGCTTAAAATAAAGTTTGATAAAGACACTAAAACCGACCAGCTTCAAGCGCTAACGTTGCCAGAAAAAAAGCGTCGCACAATATTAAGGAACGCTATTAGGAAGTCTAGAGACTTAGCCTACAAACGAGTTAACCAAGGCCGAAACCGTAACGAACAGTCTTGGGCAACTCCAAAAAAGAAAAATATATTTAAAAAAATAAAGCAAAAAAAAAGCACGTATCTAAAAACAGGCGGCAGCTACGGCGAGATCCATTATAAAAACACTGGCCGAGGGTTTGCGGGCGCTATAGCAAAAGCTCATGCAGAGGGGTTAGGCGTTACACACACGGCTGAGCAATCAAGAGAGAGTTTAAAAAACAAGCCAGCGCCAAACTACAGCGCACCAGCAACCAAGCTGCAAGCAAAAAGATTAATAGAGCTAAAGTATAAAATTTGGAACAAACAAACAAAGCGATACAACGAAGTATCAACTCAAAAATACATAATAGACAACTTAACATTTGGTAGAGCTGGTTTTTTAATAAACCTACTAAAAGCAGAAGATAAGGCCACCAAGAAAAAAGAATGGACAGTAGAAAGGCCAAAGCGCGAGTTACTAGGCAATAGTGAGAAAGGTGCAAGGCTAGTCAGGAAGGGAATCAAACTAGATGTAGCTAAGAAAAGCTAACTAACTAGCAGAGCAAAAAGAGCAAATGAATTTTATTTTAAACAAAGCTATGCAAGTGGCGTAGCGCAAGCAAAAAAAGGAACGACCATGGCACAAGGTAAAGTATCCGTTGCCGCCATTCAAACAGGCAGTGGCGCTACAAAACAAGTAGAACGCACCGTATTATTTATAGGCCAAGCGCCCGAAAATAACGGCAAAATTCTATCCATAAATGCACAAAGCGACTTTGATGAGTTGTTTGGCGCAGCCGACTCACCATTAAAAACCCAAGTTAAGGCGTGGCAGCGCAACGGCGACGACCTAGTAAGTGGTTATGCAATAGCGCACGCAATTGACGCCGACGTAATGACGCTTATCGACGAAGCAATGGATCAAGACATCAGTCCAGAAATCATTGTTATTTGTACGCCAGTCACCGGCAAAGCCGAAGTGGAAAGCCACCAAGCTAAAGCGCTTGAAATTCTATCAAGCCTTGCGCGTCGCGTACGCTTTTTACTTGCCGCACCAGGTTTAACAGCCGAGCAAAACTGGTCTGATTTAGTCACCGCATTACAGCCAATTACCGACGGCGTAGTCGCTGATCGCGTAGGTGTAGTGCCATTGCTATTTGGCGACGAACTAGGCGCAGTAACAGGTCGCTTATGTAAAAGTGCAGTCACTATTGCCGATAGCCCAATGCGAGTGCTAACGGGTGCAATGTCACTCATGCCGCATCCGGTAGATGCCGCAGGCAAACCGCTAACCAACTCAACCACCGCCGCACTAGACGCACTGCGCTTTAGTTGCACTCAGTTTTACCCAGACTTTGACGGCACATATTTTGGCGACGTAAACATGCTAGATGCCGAGGGTGGCGACTTTCAGCAAATCGAAACAGGCCGCATTGTCGATAAAGCCGCACGAGACGTGCGCATTATTGCCATTCAAAACATTAAAAACCGCCGCCTAAACAACAGCACCAGCGGTATTGAGTTTGGTAAGCGCATTATGGGCAAACCGCTACGCGAAATGGCGCGCTCAATTAACATTGGTGCCGACAAGTTCCCGGGCTTAATCGACACGCCAAAAGACGACAGCATCAACCTAACGTTTATGAACGCAACCACATTGCAAGTAGTACTCAAGGTTAAGCCAATCAACTCACCCAACACCATCATTGTTGGCATCATGTTAGATAACGCAGAATAGGAGCGCGAACATGCAAAAAGTATTAGGCGGCAAGGACTTCGACATATTCATTGGTAACTCAATGGTTCATGTTATGGAAGCCACAGTAAAAATTACCGACGGCCGCACAGTTAAAAAAGTGCGTGGCGTGCCAAAAGGCTTTATTGACGGCGATGTAGAAGCCGAAGTAACCCTAAAGCTCGACCACGAAAACTGGCTAATTGTCCAAGCGCAAGCGGAAAAAGCAGGCAGCTGGAAAGGCATAGAGCCGTTCGACGTAGCCTTTAACGCCGAAGTAGCCGCAGGCAAAAAGAACGTAGAAGCGTTTGGCTGTTTGCCGCAGCTAGACGAAATCCTAAACATCAAAGCCGACGGCGGCGAAGAAGACACAACATCAATTAAGTGTCCGGTTACCAGCCCCGACTTTGTAAAAATCAACGGCGTACCGTACCTAACATCTGACGAAGTGAGAGACTTGTAATGACCAAAGCCATTCGCAAACTAACTGCCGCAACACTGCTTAGCACTCTAAAGGCCTGCGGCTACCGCGTGTTCGAGGGAGAATTAAACCTAAACATCATAGGTATTCGCCACAACAACACCCGCGCCAATACCTTTAACGATGTTATTTGTGTGCTGTATCAGCAAGGCGGCGAATGGCAATTAAAGCAGTACAAAGCAACCACCGACGCCGGCATTTACTGGCGTCAAAACCCAATGAACATAGACGGCACTGCAGTACTTATTGCAGGGCAGCATAAAAGCTTATGGAAGTTGGGTTATCACCAGGGCAAATACCGCGCCCTCGTGCAGCATAAACCTGTTGTTGTCCTACGCGACAACGACAAAAACACCGAGTTAGACACGGACGTCACACCCCAAGCAGTGCTTCAGCAAGGTTACTTTGGCATTAACTGCCACCGCGCAAACAGCAAAACCACATCAACTCAAGTTGATAAATGGTCAGCTGGTTGCCAAGTGCTAGCTAATCCAAGCGACTTTAACGAGCTTATTGCTTTGTGTGATCAGTCAGCAGCCAAGTACGGCCCTTATTTTAGCTACACACTGCTAGAGCAAGCAGACATTAAAAAACCAAAAGAGAGTAAATAATCATGGCGTTCGAGAAAAAAATTACACTAGAAACACCGGCAGGCGAAATTACATTCAACGTAAACGCAAGCGATTACAACAAATACATTAACGCTACGCAGCCAAACAACAAAGTGCAGCCAGCCACTAACTTTGTATTAAACACCGTAGTGCAAGAAGACGCTAAAAAGCTCAAAGACCTAGTGCAACAGCCCGGTGCCGCGCTATTTTTAGTGGGTGCCATTGTTGAAGAATACCAGCCAGAGTTTAACTTTACGGTAAAAAAATCGAAGACCGAGCCAAGCAAATAGGCAAGTCTCGGTTAGATCAGCTACTGGCATACCACGCTAAGTATTTTAGCGATATGCCAGTAACACAAGAGAGCCTAGCGCAAGCGCTATACCTCGAAACGCAGCAGCAAGAAAACTTTGTAATAGCTGTAAATAACGGCATATGCCAAGCACTAAGCGAGTAAATCAATGGCCACGCTCAGCAAATCAGACAAGCTAACTTATATAATTGGACTAGTAGACAAGGTGACGGGGCCGGTTAATAAAGTCATGGCTAAAATTAATCAGCTGAGCCAGCAAACAGCCGCCGCGCAAGATCAAATGATGCGCGGCGCAGCCACGGCCGTTGGCGGTGGTTACGCACTGGCGCGTTCACTCGCTCCCGCAATTGATCACGTTGCCGCCTTAGGCGAGGTGCAATCTTTGGGCGTTGCCGACGACGCACTGCAAAAGCTAACCAAAACATCATACGAATTTGGCTTTCAATTTGGCGGCAACTCTGCCGAATTTGTGCGCAGTGCCTACGATATTCAATCAGCCATTGCCGGACTAACGGGCGATGAGCTATCAGAATTTACTAAAACATCAAACATACTGGCTACAGCCACAAAAGCCGATGCAGCCACCATTACCAGCTACATGGGCACCATGTATGGCATCTTCGAAAAAACAGCCAACAAAATGGGCAAGGCCAATTGGGTAAACCAAATAGCAGGCCAAACCGCCACCGCCGTACAACTTTACAAAACCACCGGTGCAGAAATGCAAGCGGCGTTTTCAAACCTAGGCGCAACGGCAACAAATATTGGCCTAAGCTCAGCACAACAATTTGCCCTAGTGGGCGAGTTACAGCTAGTTGCTAAGTCGGGTTCGGTTGCAGGCACGCAAGCCGCATCACTATTACAGGGTATTGGCAAAGCACAAGAGTCGCTAGGCATTCAATTAACCGACGACAACGGCGACATGCTTGCAATAGACGTAGTGCTAGGGCGTATTAATGAGCGGTTATCATCACTCGGTTCTGTAGCGCGTGGCGATGTGCTAACACAAATATTTGGCAAGCAAGGCGCAAAAGCAGTCGACGTGCTCAGCACCAAAGTCGATAAATTAAAAGACGGCATAAACGTTTTTGAAAACGTGCAAGACAACTCCAAAGCCTTGGAGATGGCAAACATCATTGCCAGCCCGTGGGATAGACTAGGCGGCTCATTTAATGCCGCAGCCACCGCAATGGGTAACCGCTTGCTGCCCGTGGTAGAGCCATTTGTAGAAGTGCTCGCATCAATGTTTGCGGGCATCGTTTCGCTAACCGAAGAATTCCCATTTTTATCAAGCGTAATATCAGTCGCAGTAGTAGGCGTAGTCGCACTTATGACCGCCTTCGGTATAGCCACCTTTGCCATGGGGCTATATAACTACGCTACAAAAATAGGCATCACGCTTGCTAACGCACAAATTGTTGTAAACAAGCTTTGGCTTGCTTCAATTTGGGCATTAAAAACGTTGGGCTTTTTATCGCTCATTGCCACCATGGGCGCGGCCGCTATTGCCATGGGTACATTTAAAGCGGTTATGCTTGCAGGCCAAGCGGCTACATGGCTATTTAACGCCGCCCTTTGGGCAAACCCGTTAACATGGGTTGTTATAGCGGCCGTTGCATTAATCGCCGCTGTTGCCGCACTTATCTATTACTTTGACGACATAACCGCCGCATTTAACGAGTGGGCGCAAAGCTCAATGATCTTTAAGTCGCTAAAGGTTGCGTTCGACCTAATCACATTGCCGCTGCAGCTAATATGGCTGCTAATAAAAACAATAGCCGCAGGCGTAGTCGATTTTTTTGCACCCGCATTTTCAGCCATTGGTAGCGTGGTTATGGGTATGGTTAACGCCATAGGCTCAGCGTTTTCGTATGTGTTTAATTTACTGTCCAGCTTTGGCGGCGCCATCACCGGATTTTTCTCAGGCATAGGGAGTTCTGTATCAGGGTTTTTCACCGGCATTTGGCAAAGCGCAGTCGACATAATTGAATCGCTAATAAATTATTTAACCGAAACGTTCGGCTTTTTGGGCGAATTTTTCGGCGGCATAGCCAGCGGCATTAGTGGAATATTTGACGGCGTAAGTAGCTTTATTTCAGCCATCGCCGAAAATGGCGTATTAAACTCGGTTATCTCGTTTTTCTCAGACGACGAGCCTGCAAAAGTATCAAGCAAAGTTGAGCAGGTAACCCAAGCAGTTCAGCCGCAAACAATGGTTATGCAAAGTGCCGACCAAGCTTACAGCCGCGACTACGGGCAAAGCGTTATCAGCAAAGCAAACGCAACTGCACCACAAGCAAGCCCGCAGTATGTAGCACCAAGCAGCACTGTAAATTATGCAGCTCCTAAAGCAACAACAATTATTGAAACTGAAGGAATGCGCAAGCAGGCATTGGCAGAGCAAGCAGCAAACGACCCTGTTTATTCAGCCCAACCAAAAGTAATGACCGAGCGTGAAGCAGCGCAAGCCGCCTTTAAATTTACTAGCCAGCGCTTGCCTGCAGTGCCAACCGACAGCACCGCACCGTTAAATTTGCAGGCGCAAGCCCGCAGCCAGGCATTAATAAACAATGCATTCCCAAGCGAGCAAAACAAAGCAGTTACGGTTGCAAATAACAATATTACTAACGCGGCAAATTCGCCTGTTTATACCCCCAAGCAACCGCAGCTGGTAAGCGTTAACCAAGGCGCAGCACCAGAGCCAGTATTGCCCAGCGTAAAAACAGATCGGGTAATTACTAACACAGCCAGCAACAGCGCCGAAAAAGCGCAGCAAATTAGCGCAGAACAACAGGCCACTGCATATAAGCCAAAAGCACAAAAGTCGGCTTACTTGCAAAGCCTAACCAACAACAACAGCAACACAAATAACAACAGCAATAGCAGCGACAGCAGCAAGCATATAAGCATTGAAAACGTAAACTTTAAATCAGACAACTTAGCGCAAAGCTTTGAACAAATGATGGAGCTGGCAGGTTAATGGAATTTGATATAGCGCTACACATAGACCTAGAGATACAAGACGGCGATTTTGTACTCAACGACTCGTTAAGCCCAAGCACGTTTAAAAAAGCAGACGTAATAAGTCAAGATATAAAGCACCGCATTTTAGAAAGCGGTTTGCTAACCAAGCTTGTTGGCCTGCGCAACAAAAACGCCATAGCACCAATATTAACCGAACTCGAATTACTAACCGAGCAAGACAATCGCGTAAAGCCAGGCACAATAAAAGTGCACCGCAACGACGACGGCACATTAAGCATTAACGCACAAACGCGCCAGTATGGGAGCAACAATGAACTTTAAAACAATGATGCAAAATGCAGGCTTGCCAATGGATGAGCAATCAGCAGCAGAGCAATGGCAAGCGCAACTAAAAGAGCAAAACATACAGGTTGCTAATAACTCACCGTTTAGCCCCTTTTGGCGCACCATTGAAGCGCTGATCACCAAGCCGCTAGTGCAGCTATTAAACTGGGTTGCACAACAGCTAATGCCAAATCTATTTATAATGACCGCCAACCGCGAATCACTAATAGAAAAGCACGGCCCCGCGCGCAACGTTTTCATTCAGGCGGGCGTAGCGGCTCAAGGCATACTCACGTTCACGCGCCAAAACACCACGGGCGAAAGCTCAATTACTGCCGGTGCGCAAATTGCTACCGACGTGCTAGGCGAACAAGTATATAAATTAACGCTAATGCAAGATGTACATTTTGCAGCAGGCCAAAGCACAGCGTATGCACTGGCAGAAGCACAAAATACAGGTGCTGGATTTAACTTGCCAGCCCATGCTTACCGTTACTTTACGGAACAACAAGAAGGGATCACCGTAACCAACAATAATGATTGGTTAATTAAGCCAGGTGCAGACGATGAAAGCACCGAGCATTACCGCCTACGCATACGCAACGTGTTCGGTACCGCCGCCCGTTGGCACATTAACGCAGTGTACAAACAAATAATTGCAAGCTTTGGCGTGCCAATAGATAACATCTATATTCAAACCGGAGCGCCACGCGGCCCAGGCACAGCAAACGCCTACATATACCTAGACATAGGCGCAGTGCCAACCGCTTTGCTGGGGGCAATCAATCAGCACATAAGAACATCAGGGCACCACGGTTTAGGCGACGACTTTATAGTGTATGCAATGGCAACCACTGGGTTTAATGTAACAGCAACATACAAATTGCACTCGCAAAGCGAAGACATACAAAGCGAGTTAACAACATTTATACAAGCCGCATTCAGGCAAAATGCAGCGTACGCACCCACCCGCGTAGCGCATCAATGTGTGTTCAGTGTTAGCCAGCTGGTTGCAGAGTGCCACGCGCAATTTAGTGAGCTGCAATCAATCAAGTTCGACATTGACGACATAACCGCCGCTAACTGGCTACCCGTGCTTTCATCGCTAACAGTAACTAAGGTCGAAAATGGCTAACCAAATAGCAACATGGCTAAACAAAGGCTACGCCGAAAAACTCGTAAAAGCAGCTACAGGGTATTGGAGCAAGTCGCGCAATTACGTTATGTGGGCTGTGCAGCAAAAAGACGAGCTGCAAAACGAAGAGCCAATTCTCGGCCTGCTAGCGTGGGAGCGACTAACGCAGCGGTTAAATAGTGAGCCGCTGGATCTCTACCGCAAGCGCGTACAGCACGCATTAGTCAATACAATTGACGCCGGAGAAATAGCAACCATAAAAGATATTTTTAACCGGCTGGATCTCCAAGTCATAAATGTGCGCGAGCGAATAGAGGGCCGCGACTGGGATATTATTGCAATAGACATGACCGACTCAGCGCTAGCAAGCGCATACGAACTATTGCCAGAGCTAATACAGCTATACGGCCGAACATGCCGCCGGTACGAACTAACAGTGCATAACTTGGCAGCAGTATCGCTAAGCCTTGGCATAACGCATGTGCAATGGGATAACAACTACGTTAGCTCAGCAACAAAAATAAACGCAATAACTGGCATTGATCACGGCGTAGCCCACAGCTTTTTAGGGCTAGACGCACTAACAAGCAACACGCGCCGCCAAGCAATAAACATTGGCGTGCAGCACAACATTACCGCGCACCAGCATTATGGGTTTTTAAGCAAAGACGGCGGCATAAGCACCGCCAAGGAGCAACTATGAATCAGGCAATAACCGGCATAATGACCAATGCTGGCAAGGCATACATAACAACAGCAACGCTGCAAAACAAAGGGCTTGAAGTAACAGAGCTAGTGTTTGCAAACATACCCGGGTTAAACGAGCAAGCAGCCCGCAACCCAAACGAAAAAATGCCGGGCGGCGCACAAATAGTTTACCGCCGCAACATAGATACGTCGGGGTATGTTGATGCAAACACGGTCGCATGGGCAGTAGTGCTAGAGCAAGACATCGGCGACTTTGACTATAACTGGATAGGCCTAGTTACGCGCGACGGCACGCTGCTAGCAGTAGATTACTTACCGCTACAGCGCAAGCGACAAGGCGTAAACAACGTGCACAACCGCTCGTTCGTTTTAAAGTTTGCAGCAGCCGCAGCCCTAGCCCGCATTACCATTCCAGCGCAATCGTGGATGTTCGACTACAGCCCGCAAATTGACGCGCTAACACTGTTAGCAACCAGCAATGCAACGGCACAAATAAACAACATGCGCCGCACTGTGCGCAATTACTTTTTAAATAAAAACTTCAGCAATTTCAGCAAGGAACTATCATGAGCGCAGAGCAAATAAACCAGCTAGTAACCGCAGCCGACCAGCTAACAACAGCAATCGAAGGCAAAGCAGCCGAAATCGACAGCAAAACAACGGAGCTAGACCAGTTCGTAAAGGCCAAGGCGGACGAAATGGCAATCGTTGCATCAGAAGGTTACCGCAACGCAATCGAGCATGCGTCAGGTGGCCGCAATAAAGTGATCATCGACGACCAGGGCAATCCAAATGTAATGGTGGCAATTGCCCCGTTCACATACGAAGAGTTGGCGGAAAAAATTCAAGAAAAATACAGCGTAGACTTAAACCTAGGCACTGGCATTCCAACCATGTTTATGCGCAACGGTGTTCAGCTAGGCGAAGTGTACATTGGTAAATACCTAGCATCAGCAGGAGCAAATGGCGGCTGCAGTGTTATCGGTGGCGTACAGCCGCGCACATCAGTTAATTACGACACAGCAAAAGCACTATGCAACAACAAGGGCGACGGCTGGCACATGATGAGCATTCACGAATGGGCAGCTATTGCACTGTGGTCTTATGCAAATGGCACAGTGCCGCGCGGCAATACAAACTACGGTCGCAGCCACGAAAACAAATTAGAAACAGCGCGCCGTGGCGACAACGGCTTGCCAGGCGATTCATCAGGAACAGCCAGAACCGATACCGGTAAAGGCCCTGCAACATGGTCGCACGACCACACCGAATGGGGCATTCAAGACCTAGTGGGTAACGTGTGGGAATGGTTAGACCAAATGATGCTAGACGAAGGGCAGATCATTACTACGCTTGACAACAACCCAGCAGTAATTGAAGAAAACTGGAACAAGCACACGGCGTTTTTCGATTCGCCAACGGCAAACACAGAAGGCACCGGCAGTGCTGGATCTCCAAAGCTTAGTAACAGCGTCACAAATCGCAATGGCCCAGTGGGTAATGATGCGCAAGAGCACCCAACGCTAAGCAACGGGCATTTTGCAGCAGTCGAAAAAGCGCTCGACTACAGCAAAATAGAGCTACTACGCCGCTTGTTAATCGAGTCAGAGTCAACCACCACGGTTGGTGGTTACATCTACTGTCGAAATTATGGCAATCGTTCCCCGCGACGTGGCGGCAACTGGAGCAATGGCTCGCTCGCTGGGCTGGGCGCGCTCAGTCTGAGCGATGCGCGTTCGTATGCGAGCAGTGATATCGGTTTTCGTCCCGCTTTCTTTGCGTAATTGGTTATTGAAATTTGAACCCCGCGCGATAGCGCGGGCATAACTAACAATTTAAAAGGTAGAACTATGTTTACATACATTTACAAGGGCACAAGCCACAGCAACACAAGCAGCGAATACATGCAATCGCTAGGTATGGACCAAGAGCAAATTGAATCTGTATTAAATCAACAGCAGTTTGAGCTAAGCCAAAACCTAGTAAAGCGCCAAGCGGCCTACAAAGCCGAATCAGACCCGCTATACATGGAAGCGCAGTTCGAAGGCACGCCAGAGTCACACCAAAAATGGCAAGACAAAGTAGCCGAAATTAAAGCGCGCTACCCACTACCAGAAAGCACAGCAGAAAATGCATAACATAGCGCTATGCTACCACCAAGCCGCCGCCCCTTGCTCAATGCAAGAGGGCGCGCAGCTGCTTGCATCGGCAATAAAAGACGACTCGCGCACAGATAAGCCAGCACAATATAACGCGCTGCTTTTATCTGTAAGCGCAAATAGCTCAGCAGCACTGGCAAGCTCGCTCAGCACAATAAATGAATACTGCCCAATAGCCGAGTTCATCGCCTGCGCGCAATACGGCCAAAGCCAAAGCACCCTAAAGGAAACCCAACTTACAACGTATGACGGCCAAAGCGTAGAATGGCAAATAAATACCCTGCAAAACCTATTACCAATTCGTGAGCAGCTAATAGCGGACGAACTCGCCACAGTAAATAATAGCGGCAAGCAATTAATTACTACCATTGACGATGCATTAACCCAAACCGCAGAACTAAAAACCGCCCGCGACGAGCGGTTAAATCAAGCACAGTTCACCGCTCAAAGTAGCGCCGTAAATGTGCAATTAATAACAGCAGGTAGCGCAAAACAGCTAGCCGACTCAGTAGCAAGCAAAGGCAATGATCACAACTACTGGGCGCTCTGCCTATTCGTTGGCGAGCAGGGCGAGCTTAATCAAATTAAAGAGGTATTATGAGCATAGCACTCGACGGCTGGAACGTGCCCGGGTTCGAAACCCGCGTAAACGCAGGCGTAAAATTAGCCGGTGGCGATATGTCAGGCCTTGGCAGCTTTTCACTAAGTAGCGACCAAGGCGTAAAGTCGGGCACACTAACTGTAAATACTAAAATCCCATTTAACGAAAGCGCTAGCCTGGCATTATTAATAAGCAAAGCCAAGGCGCTGGATGAAAACGGCGCGCGTATCATTTACACAGTAAATAACGAGCTAGCCGCAGCGTATAAAATACGTAAAGCAAAATTCGATGGCGACATAAGTGCCAGCGAAATAGAAAACAAAAAAGGTTGGCAAGTAACATTTAAGCTAGTAGAGGTACAATCTGTATCAGAGCGCGAGCAACAGCAGCTAGACGAGCAAGCAACCGAAAGCGCCGAGCCGCAAGCAACAACCAGCAACGACGACGTGCAAAATAAATTTAACGAGGTCGAAGGGCCATGAGCACCCGCCTATCTAACACGCTAACCATTGGCGGCAACACAGTAACCAATATTGTTAGCAAAACCGTGCAGCTAGACATAGCCAGCACCGGTCGCGCAAAGTTTGAAGTGGTCGCAGAGCAAGAGCCAAGCGGGTTGGTCGAGCTGCACCTAGGTTACACACTTGATAATATGATCCCGTATTTTCTCGGTGTAATAGAGTCAAAGCACCAAGCCAACGGCCGCTGGTATTTAACCTGCCGCGAACTGCTAGGCGCGTTAAGTTTTCCCGCCCCGCTTGCTATTCGTCACGCAACAATAAAAGCCGTGCTCGATGAATTGGCAAAGCTCGGTGTTGAGTTCGTAACACCTGAAAACGCCGAATATTTAAATAAAATAGCACCCGCGTTTTATCACAGCGGCACAGGTGTTGAAGCGCTTAGACAAGTAGCTAAAGTGTGGGGCATTAGCGATTTTATATTTCAGCAGCGCCCTGACGGTAAAATATTTGTAGGCAGTTGGCATGACTCCCGCTGGCCGCTCGCAGCTATCAATGACTTTCCGGAGCACACAATAACCGCTAAAAGCTCAACCACCGGCGAGCTAATCGCTATCCCAAAATTAAGACCAGGCATACAAATAAACGGCCGCCACATAACCGAAGTAACACTAATCAACGACAGGATGCACATACGATGGTCAAACAAGCCATTAAACGCCTAATACAGCGCTACTTTCCAGAGCTAAGCGAGCGTAAACACCTGCCGCAATTGGCGCGTATTGAAAAAATATATGACCTACCAAGCGGTGGCGCAGCCATTAGCACCGCATTTAGGCCACTAAAAGCCGCCGACGTACAGCTATTAAACCCGCTAACAGGCGAGCAATTAGCCGTGCCTATCTTTCAGCAAGTCACACTCGGCACAGGACAAGCATCCGACCACGGATTATTAAACGAACCAGCGCCAGGCATGCATTGTTTAATACAGTATATTGATGGCCTAAACAGCCATGCCGTGATCACCAATTTACTGCCATGGCAAAGCCTAGTGCCCGAGCACAAACGAACAGATGTAACGCTGCAGCAAAGTAACCGCAGCAAAATACAAGGCAGCGACGGCAACTGGCACACCACAACGGACGGCGAAATAACCCAAACCAGCGACACAAATAAAACAACAGCACGCAGCAGCGAGCAAAATTACCACGAGCGCAGCGCCAGCATAGCCACGCATGACGTTTTAAAAATAGACGGCAACCAAGTAACCGAAGTAATGGGTGCATTAAAAACCGTAGTCGGTGAAAAAGCCTTAATCGTCGCACTTGAAGGGTTATTACTTGGCAGTAAAAAACAGGTAGATATTGAAGCCAGCGAAAACATGAACCTAACCACACTCAAAACCCTACACGCCAAAGCCACCGAACTGGCAAAGGTAGAAGGCAAAACAGTGTGGCTAGGTAATAATTCAGTAAACGTGGCTCAAGTACTCCTTGATTTAATTACCCTAGTAAAAGACATAAACCAAAGCCTAGAAAACCACGGCCACAAAGACCAAGGCGCAGGCCCACCAATAACCAAAGGCGAATTTACAGGCCATAAATCAACAGCCAGCAGCTTAAAAAGCACACTAGAGCCAATCGTAGAGTAA